GAAGGAATGAAACCCGGAAGCTTCTCAATATCCTTACGTAAATCAGTATGACCCACAGCAACATATGCTTCAGGTACTGGTTCAGTATTGTATTTAGCGGAGGGAGTCATCTGCTTCGCAATCTTGCGAGCTTCATTATACTCCAGTGTACGGACTGCCGTATCAAGAAGATTTGTGGTCGAACCAGTAGTATCACCAGTTGTTCCACCAATCTCTTCATCTACTGTTGCTCGTGTAGTACCACCAGCATAAGCTGCTTGAGTACCTGAACGTGCATGTAGAAATGTGATGAAGTCCATAAGCTCGGCAGCCTGAATTGATTGCCGTTCTGTGACTTGTTGAATAATAGGATCAGTCGCTGCTGCAACTAACACATCAGTGGTGGCAACATATGAACCATATTGGTTCAATTTTACCTTGATGATTGTCTGCAACAATGTATCGGCTGGGGGCTTAACACCTTCAGCCAATGGAACCATAGGCAGAGCGAATTTTTCAAAACGCTTCCACCTAACCTCCAGCCCCTCTTTCTGAGCCTTTGTCTCCTTTTGTGCGAATCGAGCCATTATCATGGATCGTTTCGCTATTGATAAAAATTTCTTCTGGATTTTAAACGCCTCTGTCTCATCGAGAGAACCATATTTCATGGTTCCAGCCATAGGGCTTACACCCGTACCGCCTCGATTGTGAGCAGTTGATAATCCACCTGTCCACGTTGTAGCCATTATCTTACTCTATTATATTGTTATAAAATTTAGTTAATGTAGAGCAAGAACAGAATATCAATCAGCCATTGCGTTGTATAACGCTTCGCCTGAAAGTCCCTGTGTAGGATCTGAAGTTGTGGCCTGAGGTTGTGAAGACCCCATTAACTGAGAGGCTTGCTGCCTTCTCTGATCTTGTCGATCATTCCCAGTATATGGCTGATCACCTTGTGCACCTATGAATAACTGTATCACTTGTGCTTTTGCCTCATTATCACCTTGAGTCATACCCAACCTACGCATTGAATCTTCATTAACCCATTCTATAAAGGATCTATCATCTTCAATTGCAGGCCATATTCCGAACCCAAGTTTGCCATCAAAATACGATTGTTGCGATATTGCATCATACTTCTGATTTAATGAGCTTATCGGTTCCTCGTATTTATGTTCTACATACCTATTGATCCTGTCTTCTACATCATCTAATTGTTGTGTTTTAAACTGATTTATTTGCCGCCTGACCATTCGTTCTGCTAACTTCTCTGAAGTTTTCATAACTTCAGGGAAATCTTCCATTACTCTTTGGTCATCATCAGATAAAAAGTTTTCATCAGAATAGGGATCAGGTTTTTGAGTTTGTAAATTAATTTCTGATTCACGTTCAAGAACTGCAAGTCTAGCTCGCAAGTCCTGATTTTCCGCATCCTTTTCTTTTTGGGCACTAAAGGCACGATCTGCATGTGGCCTTAGGTCTTCATAACTTTTTGTTACTGAATTTAGTTTCTGATTTAATTCGGCAATCTCATCTTCTCTTGCCCCTTGATCACTTGCTTGTTGATCAAGCATTTCTCCTTCAGGAGGTGCTTCATCTTGCATATGTCACTCTTCGTTATGGTTTAGTACGTTACGAATAAAATTATCAAGGTCAAGTATATTCTTGATTTCTTTAATTTCACCGATAAGTACGTTAAAGGAGGCTACTTCCTTTCCGTCATAGAGGGGCTTCTCAATGAGTCTATCCTCTTTCCGTCTAAGTCTGTCCTCTAAAAATTCAGAGAGCTGGTTCCATCTGGGGTCTTCCCTCAGTGTTAGGAGGTGCTCCAGCTTCTCCCTGTCCATCTGCACCTTGTTCTGCCTGTTCTTGCTGTTGATTTTGAACATTCTGTTGTTGCTGTTGTTGCTGTTGCTGTGCCCGTTGTTGCTCCTGCTGTTGTTTTTGCATCTCCTCTAATAACAATAAGGATGTCTGTTGCAACAAATCAGGTAGATTCTCAGACAACATTAAATCCCCTTCTTTTATTTTTGCCAGCCTTTCCTGTATAATTCCTTTTCTTATATCGGCTGCTACTGCTTTCTTCTCATCTACCAGTGCCTTGTCTTCATAGTTCTGGTTTTCCATTTCCATCTGTTGCTGTACCTGTTCAATCGTAGATGCTTTCTCCTGTTGTGCATCCTCAGCAACTTCTTTCTCAGATTTTATTAATCCATCTATTTCTAATCCTAACCCTGCTTTTAAAGGAACGGCAAGCTTTTCAAAATTAAATCTGTTTCTCATCTCAGGAACTTGACCAACAACCTGTATTAACTGTAACACCTGTTGTATCGTAACTTCCTTTGCCATGAAGGTATCATAGCTTTTTGCCTGACAAAGGAAATCTCCCTTAATGGACATGTCATCTGAATCTGCCATTAACCAGTAATAGATGGCAGACACATTTGAGTTAACCAGACTATTGAGCGACCTTACTACACCTGTAGTTAACTTGTTCTGGTTCTCATTTAAGATCTGCATACCAGTTGCAGTCTTAGTCTGATACTGTGCCCCAGACCCCATACCTATAGGTGTCTGTCCTGATGAAAGATCCGTATTCCTTTCTACTATCCTAAGTAAATCTACTAGCCCACTTGTTACATCTGGTACTATCACTGGTTTAAAAGCATCATTAACACTTTCTCCAGTCTTCATCCTAAAGATCTTACCCGGAAAAACATCATAGAAGTCATCCTGAGTACTGTCAAAGGCATTGGGGTTTATAGCAAACATTGGCTGTGATGCCATTGTCTTTCCTTCAACGATCATTCCATATATGAAATTCACCATAGATTGATCATCACGGATAGCTTCATATATACCACTACCCCATATACTATCTTCCTGCTCCTGCCAATAACAAAAGTCGTATGGTATCCTTCCGTCAAATGGATTAGGAATAGCCCTTAATACTTTGGAACCAAGTACAGTAATTACAACAGGCATATGGATTGGCCCATTAGCCAGCATCTTATCGGTAATCTCCATATGTGGCTCAAGATCCTCCTTACCTAAGCCCCTATGCCACAACTCAAGCACACAGAAATTCTTATTCTTATCGTAACTTGTACTCCATCTCTTTGGAGAAGTGCCCCCTATATCTGAAACTGTCTGACCTTCACCTGTCTCAATACACCTTTCAATTAGTTCTGGATCTAAGTTTCCATTAGATGCCTGAGCCATTGTGCGTAATTCCTGAGCAGACATGTAACGCCTCTGAATTACCCAGTCTAAATCAGTTTTCCCTGTGGAGCCGGAGGAAGGGAAAATATCCCAAACAGAGATCCATTCAACATGTGGATACATTTCTGATTCCACTGCCTCCTCAATCATCTCCATTAAAGGATCTGCGTAAGCTGTCTGGTATAATGGGAAGTCAATCTTCTTTAGTACAATCGACTTGGTAACTCCCGTACCATACAGTGTCTGCTCATTGATAACCTTAGACAGGACATCCTCGTATCCTGTCATATCAAATATGTCCCTGATCTTTAACTCACAGTTCTTTGCCCTGATAGTTGCTTCATCATAAGGTGAGTCACTCTTTAATACATCAGGTGACATAAACTTTGGTCTACGTGCAGGTGAGATCTTAAATGGGATCTTTCCTTGCTGAAACGTAGAACTCATTAACTTGGTTCGTGCCTCGTGGACTTTACGCTTTGTAAGGTTCACATATATACCACGTTCCTTTGCAATCTCTACTGCCTTGGATACAGTATCAGGGAATTCACCACGCATAGCATGCCATGCTGATTCCCATATCCCTTCCTTATTTGTTCGCTCACCATCAGAAGATGCTTCTGTGTACAGCTCCTGTACCAGCAACCCTAACGAATCTGGAAGTAGTCCCTCTGGTGTACCCTCATCACTATCAGACGTAATATAGTTAGTACTTTCCTTTGCATACTCTGCCATAGATTATCTACCTGCTGAGCCTATTTTTCTTCTAATATTTGTCCGCTTACCTGCTGGGCCAGTAACCCCTTTAGTAGTAGATGGTTTATTTACATTTTTTCTTGGGGAGGAACGGAGGGCAAGTTTAGTCATATCAGCACCTAAAATTTTCCCAGTAAGTTTCCGAGCAGCGAAATTCAAACTTTTTAAATCTGAAACAATATACTCACGTAGTTTTTTATTAGGTACTTTCTTTTCCTTAATGCCTACTTTCCTTGACCTTCTAGTCATAGTTACCTTTGCTTTAAAATATATGATTACTTCTTTGGCTTACGATAAAGTGCTGTATAATCTGTTCTAAGTTTTAGACCCTTCTTTTTTGCTGCCTTCATTAAATCTTTCTTTTTCTTTGCGAATTCCTGCCTTTTCTTCTCAGCAGCAATTTTCTTTTTCGCTGCTAACTTTGCCTCTGCCATAAGCTTCTTACTTTTTATATCCAGCTTAGCTTCTC